TCACGACATTTGGAACGGAAATTACATTCTGCCAATTCAATGTTTATGAATGTATCAAAGATAATTCAAAGGCACAACAGAAGAGAATGCTACCGCTTGAGTTTGATGCATTCGATAAGATCGCCGAAGATCTAGAAAAGAAGAGAAACACATCTTCTTTGGAGGAGTTTTTTGACCTATAAGTTATTCAAAGACATATATGTTCGAACCGGTAAGCACGAAAGATCGGATCGCCGAATTGCCGGTGAATGCGCCCGCAATTATGTCGATATCAAGACAAAGGCAGATGATGTAATTGTCGATCTTGGGGCAAATATCGGTGGATTTTATCGAATGATTCGAAATCAAGAATTCCTCGATTATATCGCGGTTGAACCTGATCGAGAAAATATCAAGGTCATTAAGGAAAACAGTGAAGGTGACCGCCGTCTTATCGTTGCCCCCTTTGCGGTTTCAATGTCAAATCAAAAAATGGTTACATTCTATCAGACCGATTCAAAAAATTCAGCGTGTTCGGGAACCGTAACTCCTGTTTCGAATAGATCTATGTCAATGCGCAAGGTCCGTCAACAGGTACCAAACATCAATATCGTCACTTTCTTAACGGAGTTTCAACCAACAATTCTTAAGGTCGATATCGAAGGCGCTGAAAATAATTGGTTGGCGGAAAGTAAAGGAATTCCAGAAAATATGGGATGTCTGCCTAGAATAATGTTCCTCGAACTCCATGGCGGTGATATGGTTCAGGAACACATCAAAAATGGAGTCATTGATAATCTTCGAGAATATTACGATATCTCAGGAGATGTGAATTGTGGTTTCGTCGACATCAATAAGCCAAAACTTACAATTGATGGTCTTCCAGAAGTCGGAGAATACGGCAATGGCGCATTATTTGGAATTGATTTGAGATTGGAATTGAAGAAATGAAAGCCGTACTTACATCCCCATTCTATCGAATAAACGATAAGCCGACCTCTCACAAATCATCACAAGCACATATCTATGCTGCAATGATTCGTGAAACCGAAGGCATCGATCTTGATGTCAATATCGGTGGAAAGATTACAGACTTCTCTAATTATGACACCATGTATGTGTATCATGGTAATGACTTCTTTGGTTCTCTTAACCTCTTTGGCGGCGTCAAGGGTTATGGTGGAGTAGAAGATCTCGTTGAATTCTCGAAGTTCCGTGGTCTCGTCTTTTCTCTTGGAATCGAGTTTCCCAATTATGCTGAGATGATTCGTAGTCGCCTTAAGGGTGATTATCCCGAGATCTGGGATCAGGTTGATCTCGAAAATCTCGAAGTCATGGAACGAGAAGCCAAACATGTAAAATTCCCGTCATGGTGGAGAAATATGGTTGGAGGTGACTCACATGCCATTTGCATGTATCGACCAGGATGGATGGTTAACTCAGTTCCTTTCAAGACTCTGAATGGGGCTCTTAAAGAGGGGCTAGAGCATTATGTTTTCCACCCAGGTGGAGGATATCTTGAAAAGGCCGAACTCTATTTTGGTAATATCGACATTCGTCACCATCTCTGTAGACTGGGTGATCCATCGGACACTGTTCCCCCCTTGGTGAAGGAATATGTACAAGCCGCAGACGCATTGGATATCGAACATCTGGGTATCTATGAGCCACTACCCATCGAAGACGAATCGAGAAAGTTGCCCAAATCTGGATACTACAAGGGTCGACCATTTTGGGGATCGTGGGAAGATCGGAATCGAGCTCGAGAAATATTCATCGAGACCGCGAAGAATGAGATCGAGCGTATAAATAGCCGTGTACGACTTATAGAATGGACCGATTATTTGAAAAACCCCCAAGGACAACTTGACTTTGCACACATGGAAAAGCCACGTTCCGTGCATCTTTCGCGTGCGAGTTATCCTCACTGGACCGGTCTCGAATCAGAAAATACATTAGAGGACTTTTTTGCATGAGCATTATGGACAAACTTAAGAAGAACTCTCGATCAAAGGATTCGAATATCCTTTCGAAGTCGAAGTTCTTCAACGCAAAGGATATGGTTCCGACTTCGGTTCCAATGATCAACGTTGCACTTTCTGGTCGACTTGATGGTGGACTGACTCCTGGACTTACTGTCCTGGCTGGTCCGTCAAAGCACTTCAAGACGTCATTTGCCCTTCTTATGGCCGCGGCATATCTCAAACAATATCCCGACTCAGTCATGCTCTTCTATGACTCGGAATTTGGTTCACCACAATCTTATTTCAAGGCATTCAATATCGATCCAGAACGAGTATTCCATACTCCCGTCGCGAATGTCGAAGAATTGAAGTTTGACCTCATCAATCAGCTCGAACAGCTTGACCGCGATGATAAGGTCATTGTTGTAATCGACTCGATCGGTAACATCGCATCGAAAAAGGAACTCGAAGACGCAAAGGATGCGAAGTCGGTCGCGGATATGTCAAGAGCAAAGGCGATCAAGTCTCTGTTCCGTATCGCGACACCATACTTCACGATGAAGGATATTCCATGTCTTGCAATTAACCACATCTACATGGAGCAAGGCATGTATCCAAAGGCCATCGTTTCGGGTGGTACTGGCATCTATTACTCGGCCGACAATATTTGGATCGTCGGTCGTCGTCAAGAGAAAGACGGGACAGAAATCAAGGGTTATCATTTCGTCATCAATATCGAGAAATCTCGATTCGTGAAAGAGAAATCCAAAGTTCCGATCTCTGTCTCATGGGAAGGTGGTATCATGAAATGGTCTGGCCTTCTAGATGTCGCAGTTGAAGGTGGATTTGTTCATGAGGGCAAGAAAGGTCGGGCTAAAGGTTTCTTCCATATGGACCCAGAAACCGGTGAGGTTGGAGAAAAAGCCCATTATGAGCGTGAGACAAATAATGCTGAATTCTGGAAGTCAATTATCGCCAATCCGAAGTTTGGTGATTATGTCCAGAAGAAGTATTCAATCGCCCATGCTCCAATCATGGAAGAAGATGTACCAGAGGTAGAAGATGAAGTTTAATATCACAAACAACGAAGAATTTGAACAATTCGTGAAAGAAAAGAAACCAATTCTTTCAAGCAGCTCTGGTCTTGCTTATACTGTAGCCGGCGTCGGTCTTCAAATTTCTGAAAGCCATGTTCCAGGACGAACTGAGTGTACATTATTTCTAAAATGTGAATATCAGGGTGGAGTTGATCCATTTTGTATTGAAAAATTTACAGTGAAATACGAGGTTGTTGAAGACAATGAAAGAGAATGAAGACTACGCAATGGTCCCAGCTAAGGTCGATTCAGATCAGACATGGGATATTCGCATTCTCAAGGGTGACTTTATCGAGACCGTATTTCGATATGGAGCCGTGAGAATTGATGGCGAGAATGAACAGATAACATTTGATTTTGAAGTTATCTCGAGTCCAGATAAAGAAGTTGATGAAACAAATGAAGAACTTCAACAAATTGCAGGAGAAATCCTCAAGGACGTTATAGATAATTCTATTGAAGATGGATCTATTGAAATGTCGGATGTTGGATGAGCCATAACCTTGAACAAACTGTACTTCGTAATGTAATCACAAATGAACCCTTTATGAGAAGGGTTCTCCCTTTCCTCAAGACCAAATACTTTCAAGGCAATTATCGGATTCTATTCCGTCAGCTTTGTAAATATGTCGAGAAGTATAATCGTCTTCCGACCCAGGAAGCGATTGCAATCGAGCTTGAGAAATCCGAAGTCGCGTCGTCAGATCGATATTCTGATATCGTCGCTCTTCTCCCAGGAGTATTCCAAAAGGAGAAAGTCGATCAGGACTGGTTGTATGATCGGACCGAAGAATGGTGTCAGGAACGAGCCATTCATTTGGCAATCATGGAATCGATCGATATCATCGATGGAAATTCCGAGAAGTTCACAAAGGGCGCTATTCCGGATCTTCTAACCCAAGCCCTCGCGGTCGGATTTGATGCAAATATTGGTCACAACTATTTCGATGACGTGGCTGATCGATTTGCGGCTTATCATACCGAAGAAGAGAAAATCCCATTCGATCTTGATCTCATGAATAAGATCACGGGTGGTGGTATCGTCAAGAAAACCCTCTCAATTCTCTTGGCTGGTACTGGTGTTGGTAAGTCTCTGGCGATGTGTCACATGGCCGCGGCAAACTTACTCGATGGTAAGAATGTCCTCTATATCACGATGGAGATGTCAGAGGATAAGATCGCCGAGAGAATCGACGCAAATCTTCTAGATGTACCAATCAATCAGCTTGAAGATATGCCAGAAGATGCCTTCATTGATCGAGTTTCAAAGGTCAAGAAGAAGACTTCGGGTAATCTCATCATCAAGGAATACCCAACCGCCCAAGCCCATTCGGGTCACTTTCGTGCTCTTCTTAATGAGCTCAAGCTCAAGAAGCAATTTGTGCCTGATGTAATCTACATCGATTATCTTAACATCTGCGCTTCTTCTAGGCTGAAGGGAATGGGTGGTTCGATCAACTCATATTCCTATATCAAGTCGATTGCTGAAGAGGTTCGTGGTCTTGCCGTAGAATTTAGTGCGGCGGTCGTATCTGCTACTCAGGTTAATCGAACCGGTTTTACCAATTCTGATCCGGGTCTCGAAGATACGTCTGAGTCATTCGGTCTTCCAGCTACAGCAGACTTCATGGTCGCGCTCGTTTCAAATGAAGATCTGGAACGAGATGGAATGATTATGGTCAAGCAGCTTAAGAATAGATACAATGACCTGAACAAATACAAAAGATTTATGCTCGGCATTAATCGATCTCACATGAGACTATTCGATGCCGAGACAGAACCAGGTGATATTATTGCAGAAACTAGTCAGACCGAAGAAATAGAGTTCGAAGCCCCTGGAACAAGGGGTTATCGAAACAATCTCGCAAAGTTTGACTCAATCGTGGTTGATTAATATGAAAAACTTAGCAGATTACTATACGCCAGAAGAATTCTTTGAAACATTCGTATGGCTGGAAACAAAGGACTATGCTCTTGCAGAAAGCGCATCGCCCTTTGATAACACCCGATGGTCTATTATTTGGCAACATATTATTCAGAATATTTCAACTGGTTTGTATTATCGAATTACATGGGAAGTTCCTGCAACTGAACTTCAAGACCAAGATCTTGAAGATCGAATGATGTCGATTGAAACAGTAGTTCCAGTTAAAGTTGAAACCACAGTGTATATTTCAAAAGAGGAAATGGACAAAATATGAAGAAGTCAACTGTTCAGAACAATAAGAAGACATCAATTGGTCGAAAAAATATCAAGTTCGCGACCATGAATAAGTCGAATAAGAGAAGCTATAAGAAATATCGAGGTCAAGGAAAATGACAGTAAATCTCATTTCTAGAACTGAGGGATTCGGTGTTCTTGAAGGTAAGAACCTCGAAGAGATTATTGAATACACTGCTCGCGTTTCAAATCCATCGAATCAGGCAAAAGACCTTCCGGCCGGTAAGCTTCTGAAATATCTCGCAAAGCATTCCCATTGGTCACCATTTGAAATGGTTTCTGTTTGTCTTGAGGTGAATACGACTAGAGATATTGCTCGTCAACTTCTTCGCCATCGATCCTTCTTCTTTCAGGAATTCTCCCAGAGATATGCTGATCCGACTTCTGATCTGGCATTTTCTACCCGAGAAGCCCGTTTACAGGACATGAAGAATAGACAAAATAGTTTACAAACCAATGATAATGAGTTAAAATCTCAGTGGGAAGCAAAACAGCAGCAAATGATACATGAAGCTTCTCTGGCATATGAATGGGCAGTAAATAACGGCATCGCCAAAGAGCAGGCAAGATCAGTTCTTCCTGAAGGAAATACAAACTCCCGTCTGTACGTGCACGGAACAATTCGTAGTTGGATCCATTACATTCAGCTTCGTACGACTCCTGGAACTCAAAAGGAACACATGGATCTGGCAAAAGAATGTGCTGAAGCCATTTCTCCAGTGTTTCCGCTAATCATGGATTATGTGTACAAGGACATTAGTCCTGAAGAAGCATATGATATCGTATTGAATGAAGCCGCCATTAGAATGAGAAAATCTATGAGTGGAGCCAGAAATCAGACCCTTTCAATGTACGATTCGCTCGATTACTGGGTCATGGAAGTTACGCGAGAATTTATGAAAGAGGGAAAAATCAAATGACCAATAAAATTGATTACAAATATAATGAAGATCGACTTCTTCAAGAGATTGCCGACTATATCGATGGGACATACGGCCAACACTACTCTCGTGATAAGTTTCAGGCAACTGAGTTTATCTTTGATGGTGGTCATGGAACTGGCTTCTGTATCGGAAATGTTCTGAAATACGCCCAGCGTTATGGTAAGAAGGGAAATCCAGATGACTGGCGTAAAGACCTTATGAAAGTCATTCATTACGCTATCCTTCAGCTCTATGTTCATGACGAAGAATGGACTAACCCCGTTTGGGGTGGTTTCAATAGCGTTGATGTACAGGCAGAAGGTTTCAATAGCGTTGATGGACAGGCAGAAGAAGAAGTAAAACCCGAACCCGCCCGCGATAAGACGAAAGAAGAGATCGTTTATGAGCTCCGTCGAGATCTTGAGATGGCCGAAAAAGAATTTGCTTATGATCAGGCGATAAAAAAGCAGAATGCATATTACGATGAAGAAGTCGAATATATGAGAGCTTGGGATGATCAAATAAATAGGGTCCGAGGATATTGATGAAGTCACCATGTATCAGTGTCTGTAAGATAGATCCGACCACGCAAATCTGTAAGGGTTGTGGTCGGACTCTTGAACAAGTCATATCATGGAGATCCTATACTGATGAAGAGCGTGAAAGGATTATGAAAAATAGCGGTTTACAATCCTGACCGGTGTGTTATAAATAGACCTACGATCGCTGAAGCGAACGGACATATACTGGACTCCGGGGCAGTACCGGACGGCTCCACCATAGGTGCACTGTGATAAGTTATAGGTGGCTCACCGATGCCTATAGACAGGGTGCAGACAGTGCATCTTTGATGGGGCCGAAATAGGATCGACGGGTATGGAAGGTAAGTGGAGATCGTCGTTTGAGCAGGCGTAATCGGCTCGACAAACTAACTGCAAACACTAACGCAGCTCCTGCTGAAATGGCTCTCGCAGCCTAATCAGCTTGGGTATGGGTTCCACCTCGAAACAGAACGGGCCCACTATATTATGGAGAATATCATGTCGTTTGAAGAATCATTCGCTCAACTTTCCGAAGAAGAACTCATTCAAATTGTAAGAGACTACGAAATCCTCCTCGCAAATGGAGGTTCAATTGGTGACTCAACACTTCGTCAGGTGGCAGAGAATATTAGAACTTCAGATAGTGTGTTTCTCATGATGCTTTCTCTTGCTCAGGAAGCCCACCGACATTTTGCCCTTAGACATCTTAAGGACCGACTGTGACTGATATCATTGAGCAATTCCAAGGGCCCTTTCGTTGGCTCTCAAACTTCCATAGTTGCAAGGTTCATTATTATGGTGTAGAATTGCCAAGCGTCGAGCATTTCTATGTCGCAAATAAGCTTGCCCTGTCGTTTAGTGAAGCTTTTCGCCTTTCAACAAAAACCCCAGGCCAAATGAAAGCTCTAGGACGTGAACGAAAAATGTCTGAAGGGTTAGAAGATATCAAAGTTGCCATCATGTATGACGGCATCTGTCAATAGTTTAGCGATAAGAATCCTGAGCTTAAAGAAAAGTTGATTCAAACCGGGATAAGACCAATTCAAGAAGGCAATAATTGGGGCGATACCTTCTGGGGTGTAGACGCATTCGGTCGAGGAAAAAATACACTCGGAAAACTTATTATGTACCGAAGAATCCAACTTCAATATAAATAGTTTATATGATGCAATCAATTGAGGTAAATCACTAATGATTATCGACTATCCTTTTCCAGGACATCAAGCAACTCGTCGTATTACAACGACCACCTGGACTCCCCCAACTAAAATTACCCACATCGACAAGACACCAGAGAAGCGGTTTTCGCCTGTAAAGGCTGGAACGAAAACTGCGCATGTTGTCTTTGTTCTTGATGATTCCTATTCCATGCAATATTGCCGAGATCAGACGATCTCGGGTTTCAATGAATTCCTTGCAGGCCAGCGAGATTCAGAAGTTGAAACTCTTGTTTCTCTTTACAAGTTCGATGGAAGCAAAATCTATCGTGTGTACTCTCGTGTACCTGCGGCAGATATGCCAGATCTTGATCGTGAAACCTATAATCCTCGTGGAGGTACTAACCTTCTTGATGCGATCGGTGAGGTCATGTTCGAGACGAACGATATTCTCAAGAAGTTCCGCAATGACTCTGTGAATGTTGTCATCCTTACCGATGGTGAAGAAAATTCTTCTCGTATGTATGATAATGCCCGAATCAAGGGTATGGTCGAACAAGCCGAAGGCGCTGAATGGACCTTCCAGTTCCTTGGTGCAAATGTCGATGCATTCTCAGTCGGCGGTGCCCTTGGCTTCCGTCAAGATGCAATCCTTCAATATTCCACAAGTCGAATGGATACAACCTTTGCTGCTGCTTCGAGAATGACTCGTTCGATGAACTCAGCAAAAGCCGCTGGTATGGATGCTAACACCGCATATGCAGCCTCTACATACACCGATGAAGAAAGAAAGGAAGCAAAATAATGGCAAAGCTAGATACTGAAACTGCTCGTGAATTCAAACTACTTTCTTTGGATAGAGCCGTAGACAATTCTCGACCTGGAACCAATGGTGCCGAAGTCGTTAAAAAGGCCGAAGAATTCTACAAATTTTTGACAGAGGAATAATATCATGAGCGATTATAGAGTAGCCGCTGACGAACTTCGTCAGTTTATTGAAAGAATCGAACGACTTGAAAGTGAAAAGAGAGACATTGACGACCAAAAGAAGGAAGTCTTTGCAGAAGCTAAGGGTCGTGGGTATGACACCAAGGTCATGAAAGAAGTTCTTAAGCTTCGCCGTCGCGATGCAGACGACATCGCTGAAGAGGAAGCCGTTCTCGAAATGTACAGAGAAGCTCTTGGAATTTAATGTCATATACCGTGAAAGATTGCTATGCCAACTCCATTGACCGCAACCAGAAAGCTATAAGCAAAATAAAGGCTTTGGACTTATACAAAGAGGCTAAAGGATTTATAGCGGCTGCTGAGTTTGCTAACTCTCAAATGCAAGAAGCGGTCAATACGGCCACCTATTTCGACGATTTAGCAAGCATCCGCCGAGCTCATAAAGTGCTGGTGTTCAATGCGGGAAACAGGGCGAAACAAACGTTTTCGAAAGCAATGACACAATGGCAAGTTTGAATGTAATGGGTACTCCCTTTTCTATACATGATCTTACTCGTGAGGAGCTCGAAATACTTCATGATGAAGTGTCTCGGGCTCTTCGTTCACTAGATAAGATGGAAGCTTATCTGGCGGAACAAGACGAGCTTCGTAAAAAAAGTTCTGATCAAGAAAAATAATCGTTTACTTTTGGTTCAAGACATGATATATTCTACTTAGATTTTAACATCGAAAGGACTATATCATGTCTCACGAACTTGAAATGGTTGACGGCGAAGCCCAAATGGCTTATGCTGGAACCGAACCTTGGCATCGCCTTGGTACAAAGGTCAGCAACGACCTTACCCCTGTTCAGATGCAAGAGGCTGCAGGTCTCGACTGGGAAGTGGGCAAATACACTCTCGCCGCCGAATTCAACGGTAAGCGGGTCAAGTCCGACAAGATGGCTCTCATCCGAAAGTCGGACGGCAAAATCCTCGACACAGTTGGTAAGGAATGGAATCCGGTTCAGAACTCGGAAGCCTTTGAGTTCTTCTCGGAGTTCGTCCTTGCGGGTGATATGGAAATGCATACCGCCGGTTCCCTTCGTGGTGGTCAGATGGTCTGGGCACTTGCAAAGGTGAAAGAGTCCTTCAC